TACAATACTAGAGGAGGAGAACACTCATTAGGTGGAACTCCTTTTAGAAAAAATTACCCAGGTCCTGATTATACTTATGATGAAACTAGAGATGCTTTCGTAGGTCCTAAATATTTTGAATCTTGGGTTTTAAATGAAGAAACTTGCGGTTATGAAGCACCTCTTCCTCTTCCTGATGACGCAAATGAAGATAATCAATATATTTGGGATGAGGATCTTTATCAATCAGATAATACACAAGGATGGGTTCAAAAATAATTTAGAAAGAATTAATGAGAAAGCATGATTATTGGTTTTTTGAGTCGGCATTATCACCTGCTATGTGTGCTGAGATAATAGAAAAGCACACTAAAAATTTATATAAAGGTGGTACTGTATCTAACGATTTAGAAATGGTCTATGAAAATAATAAACATAGAGATTCTGAAATATGTTTTTTTGAAGACCAAGATTTATATAATTTTTTAAATCCTTTAATAAATACTGCTAACAAAAACGGTGGTTGGAATTACGATTGGGATTGGTACGAACCCATACAGATGACTAAATATGGTTTAAATCAATACTATTCTTGGCATAAAGATGCTTTTCAAATAACCTATGGTGAAAAACAAGCAAAAGAATGGAGAGGAAAAGACAGAAAATTATCTGTAATAATATCACTAAATGATTCTAAAGATTATGAAGGCGGAGAACTTATATTTGATAATAGACTTTATGAAATAGAAGAAGAGCGTGATTTAACTAAATATGAATGCACACAATACAAAAAACAAGGAACTGTAATAGTGTTTCCATCTACTTTATATCATAAAGTTAATCCAATAACAAAAGGCATTAGACACTCATTAGTGATTTGGTGTTTAGGACCTCCTCTTAGATAATGCACGATTTTATAGAAAGATATTTAGAAGACTATAAAGTTGCTAGTGATAGACAAAGAAAAAGAGAGTTTTGGAATGTTGAAGGAATTATAAAAGGTAAATCAAATCAATCTTTTAAATTTGATCTAAGACCTATTATTAAAAATGCTAAAGGAGGATCATTTAAAACTAAAGCAGATAAAATAGTTTTTGATGTAAAAGATCAATATATTTTAGTAGATGTTGAAGAACTACATCAATACTTAGAAAACAATAATACAAAAGTAGTATTTTTAAATGACTTGATTTTTAAATTAGATTGGAATATTATACTTGTGAAAGAAAATATATGATTTATCCAACTCTACGTGTTGATAACTTTTTTAAAAAATTTGACCAAGTTAAAGAATGGGCAAATAATTTAGAATACTTACCAAACGAAGGAACTTATCCAGGTCATCGAACAAGATCTTTACATGAAATAGATCCTTTGTTTTTTCAAAACACCACTAGAAAAATTGCAGCTATTTTATTTCCAAATGATTACGTAAACATGTCATGGCGTGCTAACATACACTTTCAAAAAACAGATCCTAAAATATATCCAGGACCAGGTTTTATTCATCAAGATCAACATACATTAGAATTTGCAACAATTTTATATTTAGATGGTGATGTTGAAGCTGGAACTAGCATCTTTCGACCTAAAGGTATTTCTGTAGACAGAGAAGGCCACGTAGCTTTTAAAAGTGAGTGTTACAAAAATCCTGAAATGATGCAAACAGAAGAATTTAGACAAGCAGTACATAAACACAATAGTCAATTTGAAGAACTTGCATGCTATCATGCTATACCAAATAGTATGATTTTATTTGATACAGGTTTAGACCACGGTGTAAAAGATTTTGGAACTAAAGAAAGATTCACTATGGTTGCTTTTTTTGGTTTTGCAGAAAGAGACATACGTGAAAACAAATCTTTGAAATATCCTTTAATAGAATTAGCGAGGTGTAGTACATAGTTATGGACAATTTAGACGAAGTTTTAAAATATAGAAATGCTGCAATATTTGATCTTCCAGAAGATATCATGCAAGACTTAAAAGAAAGATGTTTCAAAGCTAAACAAGATCAAGCATCATATAATGATCGTTTAGCTGGTCACATAAAAGAACAATATAAAATAGAAGAAGCTTCTTTAGAGTTTATAAAATATTTAATGTTGTGTTGTAAAGACGAAACAATATTTAAACAACTACCCTCTTATATATTGTCAGAAAGTAAACCCGTTTACCTAGATACAATGTGGGTTAACTTTCAAAAAAAACATGAGTTTAATCCTCCACACACTCATACAGGAGTTTTAAGTTTTGTTATATTTGTACAAATACCTTATGATTTAAAAGAAGAAGAAAAATGTTTTAAGATTAAATTAAGTGAGGACAATAGTAATCAAACTTCAAAATTTGGTTTTTTAAACACAGACTATCAAGGAAGGATAAAGTTACACACTCTTGATGTAGACAAAACGTTTGAGGGTAAAATATTGTTGTTTAATTCAAAACAAATGCACACAGTATTTCCTTTCTATACAAGTGATGATTATAGAATTACCGTGAGTGGAAACTTAAAAATAAAAACTTAAAAATATGTTAACAACAGATAAAGAAATTATATCCAAAGTAGAAGTTGACTACATTTTTATGTCTGGAATTATAGAAGATGTAGATAGCGAATATTTTATAAAGAGAATAGATGAAGGTGTTTCTGAAAATAATAACCTTAGTTTTAGAACTAATGTAAAAGGATTTCACACAAACTTTCATTACTTTAATAATGATAAGAAATTTATGGTAATATTAAGTCGTATCTTAAATCAACTAGATACATTAAAATATAAATTTAGACCTTTTAGTTTAAGAGAAGCTTGGGGTATAAAACTAGGTCTTTCAAATTATACTCAAATACACGATCATTGTAGTCAATATTTGTCAGGAGTGTTATATCTAAATGATAGTAAACAAGAGTTAATCTTTCCAGCAATTGATCAAAAAGTTAAACCTGTTAAGGGCAGGTTTGTTGTATTCTCTTCTTTCTTAGAACATCATACATATAGAAATTTAGAGGATGAGTATAAATACGCTATTCCTTTTAATTGGCAGCCTAAAGGTATATTAGATTAAGTCTAAAATGGCTTTTAATAAATATCAAGTGGTTAAAAATGCAATTAGTCACGAGTTAGCTGACTTTGTTTTTAAATATTTTTTACTTAAACGTGATGCAGTTAAATTTTTGTATGATAATAATATTATCTACGATAGTGGATTATTAGGAACATGGCAGGATCCACAAATTCTAAATACTTATTCTCATTATGGAGATCCTGTAATGGAAACTCTTTTAGTAAAAGTATTACCAAGAATGCAGGAAGAAACAGGCTTAAATTTAATTCCAACTTACTCATGTGCTAGATTATATAAACATGGTGATAAATTAAAAAAACATATAGATAGACCAAGTTGTGAGATATCTACCACAATTTACCTTGGTGGAGACCCTTGGGCTATATTTATAGATGGCACCAAAGTCCTACTTGATGTTGGCGATATGCTGGTATATAGTGGATGTGAATTGGAGCATTGGAGAGAACCGTTTGAAGGTGATATTTGTGGACAAGTATTTCTACACTATAATCATGTAAACGGTCCATTTGCTGAAAAAAATAAGTTTGATGGAAGAGCTATGTTAGGTCTACCGTCAGGTGTAAAATAGTATTATAATGGAGCCATATGCTACAAAAAATAGGATTTCAACCAGGCTTTAATAAGCAGATTACAGAAACCACAGCTGAAGGACAATGGGTTGATGGTGATAATGTAAGATTTAGATATGGCACTCCAGAAAAAATAGGTGGTTGGAATCAATTAGGTAACGTTAATGAAAATGAATTAACTGGTGCCGGAAGAGGACTTCATCATTTTGTAAATACCTTGGGTAGAAGATATGCTATCATTGGTACAAACAGAATATTATATGCTTTCTCAGGTGGTGTGTTTTATGACATACATCCTATTGAATCTACAACAACACTTACAAGTGCATTTACCACGACTAACGGATCACCGACTGTAACAATTACTTTTCCAACAGGTCATGGTGTTGAACCTCAAGATATAATTTTATTAGATAATTTTACAACAGCTACAGGATCTAACTTTAGTGCTTCTGATTTTGATGATAAAAAATTTATGGTAACTTCTGTTCCTACAACAGAAACACTAACAATTACGATGCCTTCTAATGAGACAGGATCTGGTGCAACTACATCAGGCGGTATTAGAGTTCAACATTATTATACTGTTGGATCTGCTGTTCAAGAAAAAGGTTTTGGTTGGGGTCTTGGATCTTATGGTGGTGAAGCTTCTAACGCAGTAACTACAACTTTAAATGGAGCTTTATTGAATGATACTGCAGGTACAGGTGGATCTGGAACTTCTATTGTTTTAGCTGATGCCTCTCAATTTCCAAGTTCAGGTACAAATTTTATAAAAGTAGGCACTGAAGAAATATCTTACACAGGTATATCTAGCGGTACAACTTTAACAGGAATTACAAGAGCTGTTAGAGGAACAACAAGAGCTGCACATAGTGATGGTGCAACTGTAACCAATACTACAGACTTCGTCGCATGGGGAGAAGCTGCATCTGGTGACTTAGTTCTTGAACCAGGTATGTGGTCCTTAGATAATTTTGGTGATAAAGCAATTTGTTTAATTCACGATGGTTCATGTTTTGAGTGGAACTCTGCTTTATCAAATGCAACAACTACAAGAGCTACAATTATATCTGGTGCACCAACTGCATCACGTCACATGGTTGTATCAACACCCGATAGACACTTAGTATTTTTTGGAACAGAAACAACAATAGGAAATCCTGCAACACAGGATGATATGTTTATTAGATTCTCAGACCAAGAAGATATAAATACTTACACACCTACAGCAACCAATACAGCTGGTACACAGAGATTAGCTGACGGATCACAGATCAGAGGAGCGATCAGAGGTAGGGATGCAATCTATGTGTGGACTGATACAGCATTATTCACTCAACGTTTTGTTGGACAACCATTTACATTTGCGTTTGCGCAGGTTGGAACTAACTGTGGACTCGTTGGACAAAATGCATGTGTTGAGGTTGATGGTGCTGCGTACTGGATGTCAGAGAATGGTTTCTTTAGATATGCTGGTAAGTTAGAATCACTACCTTGTCTAGTAGAAGATTTTGTTTACAATGATATTAATATAGAATCTGGTAATCAAATGATATCAGCAGGATTAAATAATTTGTTTGGTGAAGTAATGTGGTTCTACCCACAATCTACATCAACTGTAGTAAATAGAATGGTTTGTTATAATTATTTTGATTCATCACCACAGAGACCAGTCTGGACTGTTGGCTCATTGTCTAGAACTATGTGGCAAGACTCTGCAGTATTTACCAAACCACATGCATTAGAATATGATGCAGGAACAGATACATCTTTTGATGTTGTAGGAAACACAGAAGGCAGAACAGCATATTATGAACATGAAACAGGAACTGATCAAAACAAAAATGGTACTATTACAACTATAGCATCTAATGTTGTATCTGGAGATTTTGACATTACACAACAGAGATCGGCTCAAGGAACACAAACAGGTGTTGCAACATTTAAAGGAGATGGTGAATTTCTTATGAAGTTAAGAAGATTTATACCTGACTTTATATCTCAAACAGGTAGCACACAAGTTACATTACAGTTACGTAATTATCCAAACGATAGTAAAGCAAGCTCACCTCTTGGACCTTTTACAGTTACATCCTCTACAACTAAAATAGATACACGTGCTAGAGCTAGAGCCATAGCACTTAAAATAGCCAACACTGGGTCAGGTCAGAGTTGGAAATTAGGAACTTTTAGATTTGATACACAACCGGACGGGAGAAGATAATGGCTAAGATAGTACAAGTATTAACAAGACCAAGTAACGAATATGATGTTCAAACTGCTGAATCTCAGGTAAGAGATCTAGATGCAATTGTAGAAAAATTAAACACTACATTTCAAGAAGAATTAAAACAGGAAATAGAAGCATTTAACTTCTTTTTAAATTAATGGCTAATAGTTTTATAAATAAAAAAGTAGATTTAACTACAACAGATTTAACAACACTGTACACAGTGCCAGCTGCACAAACGTCAGTTATTAGATCTATCTTAGTATCAGAAGATGCTGGATCAGGAACTACAATTGATGTTACATTAGTAAATGCATCTGGTGCTATATTTAGTTTGTTTAAAGCTAAATCAATTAGCTCAAACACAACTGTAGAATTGTTAACTCAACCTCTAGTTATAGAGGAAAATGAATCTTTAAAAGTACAAGCAGCTCAAGCAAACGAACTACATGTAATAGCTTCAATACTACAAATCCAACCAAGAGAGGTAACAACATAATGCAAGTAATAAAACCAGCAAAAGTAGAAACAACTTATAGACACAAGGAAACCGGAGAGCTTTTTAAGGAAAGAAAAGACTGGGAAGCTAAAGGTTATAAACAAGAAGACATGGCTCAAGACGTAAAAGTAATGATGCCTAGCCTTGATTTATTTGGAGAAACAAAATAGAATAGTACGATGGCCATAACTAGAACTCAAATAGCAAAACAATTATTAGAACAAGGTGGAAGAGTAGGACTCCAAGGCGGTGGTGCTGATATGGGTAGAGATAGAGGACCTGAAACAGGAAGAGGGCCAGGACCAGTTGGCGGAGGTGATGCAGGAAGCGGTGTTAATAGAGATAACAGAAGAGGTGGCCAATATAGTTCTCCAGAAGGTATAGCTGTAAATAGACAAATAGATAGAGATAGAAGAAACGAAGAATTTAGAAAAACTTTAATAGAAACAATTAGCCCAAGCACAAAACGTTCAAACAAATTTGCAAGAATTGGTTTAAATATTTTTGCTCCTGGTTTAGGTGAATTGTTTGCTCGTGCAGTGGATAGAAGCCCTACTTATTTAATGAGTAAAGATAGAAATGATTTAATGCCTGAAGACGATAATGATTCACAGTTTATATTACCACAGACAATGTTTGCTCAAGCACCAAGCATCACGGAACCTGAACCAGAAGAAGAGGAACCTTTTCAAATATCAAGAAGATTTAGAGCTGAAGGTGGTATCATGAATACTGATGTTGTAGGTGGTGAAATGGATTTTGAATCTGCAAGACAGATGTATGGTTTAGGTAAACTTGTTAAAAAAGTTACAAGATCAGTTAAGAAGATTGCTAAATCAGATTTAGGTAAAGCTGCAATATTAGCAGCTGGCGGATATTATTTAGGTGGTGGTAATTTATTTGGATTACAGAGATCTACACAACTAGGAAAATTTTCTTTTGGTCAATTACCAGGAGCTAGTTTTTTTTCTAAAACAGATCCCGTAAAATTAGCAAAAGGTGTAGCAGATAGACAGGTTTTTAATGCTGAAAGAATGTCGGCAGGAACAAAAGGTGGTGGTTTAGGTATAGGCACATTAATTACAGGAGCATCAGCACTATCAGGATTATTAACAGCAGAACAAGAAGACGAAGCACAAAAATTAGTTGATAATACTGGTATAGATATAGAGGCAGCTAGAAACTCTATCCTAGCTGCAGACAGACAAGATGATTTTAGAGCAAGAAGATTTAGAGCTGAAGGTGGATCTACAGAAGATAAAGAACCAGTGGCTAAAAAAGTTATGCCACTGTTAGACATGGATGGTCAAGAAAAAGACTATAGAGAAACAGGTGGTTTTGTAGACATGGGTAGAATGGAAAAAGCCGATGATGTCCCTGCAAGATTGTCTAAAAATGAGTTTGTATTCACAGCAGATGCAGTTAGAAATGCAGGTGATGGAAGTGTAGACAAGGGAGCAGAAGTCATGTATAACATGATGAAAAACCTCGAAGCCGGGGGTGAAGTATCAGAAGAATCGCAAGGCTTAGAAGGCGCACGTAAAATGTTTCAAACATC